TATGTGGTATTTGTGATGCTCCAATAATATCAATGCGAAGCTTTTCTAGTATTTCACCAACACCACCAAAATTCCTGCTAATAAATTCAAGCTCTTCTTTTTCTGCATCAATCGCATAACCACGATAAATGCTTTTGCTCATATCATTTAATACTAAACGATCTCTTACATCGTTTTCTTTACCAGCAGCCAGCATAGAAGAAAGGCCGCGTAGTTTATGTACAAAAATATCAAATTCCGTTAATAATGTTGCCGCTGAGCTAATACCAGTGGAGTAAAAACGAAAGCTATCATATACACTTTGCAGTGTACTCATCCCCCATCCATAGTTTCTTTGTCTAATGCGATATGGTAACCATTCACCATCAAAACGTAACACTCTATCTTTATGAATTTTGATTAATTGTGGTTGTCTGATGAGATCACCAGAAATAATTTGATAATAAGTTGCTTTTGAATAATCATATAGACTATCTTCATTAATTACTGGTGCAATCTGCCAGCGATCTAATACTTCCATGCCTTCTACAGCACGAATATTACGATAATCAACTGGCTGATCTGCTGACCTACCATCGTCGATATAAAGCAAAATCACTGAGCCGCCAAATAACCTTGCATTCTTGGAGGCTAAGCCCAGATTTTCAAGGATATACAGGTCTTCTATTATTTGTTCGATGCCAGCCACTTCTTTTGCTGCTGCGCCTTCACCACCAAATAAAACCTTGAACCCTTTCCTGGTGGATTGTTCTGCCACAATATCGACGATACGTTTAGGAATCCATTCGCTATAAAGATTCTCTAATTCTTCTTGGGTAAGGAAGACGATGGGGGTGGAATTGGTGTACTGGCTTTTATCTCTTCCCGTGCCCATGCCCGTTAAAGCATTCACCAAACCATCAGCCCTAAAGAAATTGTCACCATTGTGTCCTAAATCAACAGTTTCGTTTGACATTTACGGCTTTAGTGTGTTCCCTTTATCTTAACAGTGGCTAAGATAATATTGATTTGTTTTTCTTTATGCCCACTCCCATTCAGTTTGTATTTTCAGAAGACGAGAAAACACTTGCAATGGCAGAGGGCACAAGGCGACAAGGCACCAATGAAACCCAAGGGCTTCGTGGGCGTAATGGTGGAGCATGGAAAGGCAGTAAAGCGCTAGACATTCACTTATTAGGTGCTGCAGGTGAAATGGCAGTAGCTTCTCATCTTGGCATTAAGCAGCATTTATATAAAGAAACCGAAGCAAAACGTGGCAGCGATGATCTCCCTGGCATCGATGTGAAAACACGTTCTAAACATAAGTATGATTTAATTGTCCAGAAAAACGAGGATCCTCGGAAAAAATTTGTTTTAGTCACCATTGAAGATAAAACCACTTTTATTCATGGGTGGTGCTATGGGAAAGACGCAATGAAAGATGAATATTGGGCTGATCCTGCTCGTGGTCGTCCTGCTTTTTTTGTGCCTAAAGAACAATTGTCTCCTCTTGATACTCTTACATGGCAAGATTAACCTGCGCTGAATTTTCTAAACACGTACTAAAAACAGAGCTATGGCCAAAACAACAACAAATATTAAATGAATATTTTGGTGGTGGTAAAACTCATGCAGTATGGGCGCTTGGCCGAAGAGCAGGAAAAACACTTATGGCTTCTATTGCAGCAGCATATGCTTGCTTTATATTAGAAAGCTATTATAAAAATAAAGTACGAAAAAACGAAAAGTGGTATATTGTTACCATTGCAAACGACCAACAGCAATCAAAGATTTCTTTAAATAACATCCGTCAATTAATATTAGATAGCCCTCTTGGTGGTGAAATCACTAGGGAAACTGCAACGGAAATTGAAATTAGCAATGGTTGTGTATTCCAAGCAATTCCTGCTTCTGCTCGTGCTTCTCGTGGTAAAGCTGTCGTAATGTGTATATTTGATGAGCTTGCTTTTCAGCTTGAAGGTGATGCCAATAGAGGCGCAAAAGCTATCTACCAAGCCCTTTCGCCTTCCATTGCTCAATTTGGTAGTCATGGTCGCATCTTAGAATTATCCTCCCCTTGGTTGACTGATGGATTATTTTACGAGCATTTCAAAGAAGCAGAGAGTGGTGATTTTCCATTCATGCAAGCAAAAAACATTCCAACATGGGAAATAAATCCTAATCTTCCATGGGGTTGTCCTTTTCTTGAAGCAGAACAGAAGCGAGATGAAGATAAGTTCTGGACAGAATATGGTGCAAGATTTAGAGGCAATAAGTCTTCACTATTAGCAACTGAAGTTATCGATGCTGCAATTAATAAAGATAGAAATATTTTGTTACCATCGAGAGAATTTATGGGGAAATATGTACTAGCACTTGACCCTGCTCGTGGTGGTGTTGGGCGAGATGAATATATTGCTTGTATTGTGCATTTCGATCACGCTACTTTAATTGTAGATAAATTCCATGCATTCGCTGCGGATTTTGAGATCAATGGTAAAAAAGAAGTTTCTATTCAAGCTGTAGAAGATTGGATACGTGAACACCATAAAACTTACCAATTTGATAGTATCGTGCTTGACCAGTTTAATAGTTCAGCTACCATTCAAAGTTTATCTGCTGATTTCCCAATTCGAGAACTTACCTGGTCTGTAAGTACTAAGATGAAAGCTTTCAGTAAGATGAAAGAATTATTTAATGCTGGCCTTGTTGATATATATCCGCACACGCAAGCTATTAGACAACTTAAAAATTTAAATGTTCTTTATCGGCAAAGTGGTCAATGGTCAGTAACTGGTGGTAAAGAAATTGGTGTGGATGATTATTGTTTTGCTTTAGCTGCTGCAATCCTTGAAGCTTCTAAAGATGATGACTTAAATTGGCTGGAAAGTTTAATTCGCTGATTGCCATTAGAATTTTCAAGAATTTACTTTTATTCCATTTCATGAAAAATGACAAATTTTGAACTTTCCTTTAAAGAGGCATCATATCTGGTTGCAATTCTTGAAGCCAATAGACAAACTGCTCTCCAACTTCTTGCTGCTGATCATTTCTATCAGCCTTCTTTATTGCCTCGTCTCAAAAAATTTCAACAAATGCTAAAAAATGAACATTTAGCAAAGCAAAAAGAATAGAATATTTATTCATGCTGCTTTACCATGGTTCTGTCAAAAGCTGCGGAAAAAGCATTTGATGCTGCAATAGAAGCTGCATACATAATGGAAGAAGCAGGAAAGCGATGGGCTGGAAATAGTAAGGAGATAGCCTTAGCAAGCATGATCTATGATTGGCGCACAGAAGAATACGACGCATTAAGCGAAAACCAATGTTCTTACAACGTATAGCCATGATTTGCTTGTTATATTCATTAAATGGCAAGCGTTATGAAGAAATTGTGCCATTGCATTTAGCACGATTAAGAAATAAGCAATTATTCCTACAAGGTGCAGCAGTGTATTGGAGTGAACGCTGTTAAACTTTAGGAGCTTCTGCAGAGCCCAGTGGCCACTGGTGACCAGTATCTCATCGCTGCTGGTCGTTAAATAGGAATAGCAAAGAACTGAAGACCCTTTGTTGTTTTTGTAAGTGGGATGCCCGCCGCACGGGCTAAAGAACTATTGCGTTCTAATCCTGCTTCACAACTTTTGATAATTTTCTTGCAGCACTTTATACCGCTGTAGCTTGAAGGGGGAATAACGAGAACTGCCCTCGTCTCTTCTAGGCTATCTGCCTAGCGCTGCTCAGCTTCCCCTAAGTAATATATTACGCTGCGCCGTAGCTTGGAAGATTTACGTTTGAACTTTCAAAAAAACTAATCATCCTGCTAGCGCGAGATTCTGCCATATCAGGAGCTTTGCCTTCCCAGAATAAACGCTTTGAGCGATCCATCCAAGCATCCTTATCTAACCATTTATCATCGCTTTTTCCTAGATCTTCAAATAACCATGCTGCTGTAGCAGCGCGAAGTTTATTTAGGCTTTCAGAGTCTTTTTCATTTAACTCCTTAGCAACAAGTCCATGCACTCCACAGTGGATTTGCTCATCTCTTGAGATATCGGCTGATACTGTTCTCATGCCAATATTACCATTAAAACGAAAAAATGGTAATGCAACAAAGAAAACGGAACGTTCTATAATTGCAACTTTATGAATTGGATGGGCGGGATGTTCCATCCATACTTTTAAAATATTCATTACTTCACTTTCAGCTTTAGCATTAGTGCCATAAGCTTGCGCTACATAATTCAACGCTTCATCATGACGTTCTTCGTCTTTCTGGTTTGAATGTAATGCTTCTATGATTCCAGGCGTAGATGGTAAATCACGCTGTAAGCCTTGCTCCAGTAAATCCTTCACAGGCAGTTCAATATGCCTTAAAGCAAGCGCTTTATACAAGGTAGCTTCAGCTCCTTTCTTAACTGGTGCATCATCTACTGGAGTGGCTTGCCACGAGCGCTTTTTAGCAATCATTTGCAGATAGGGACTGCGAATTGTAGTCGTCATTTGTTTTCAGCGAAAAGGATAAAATTAACAATGGGAAAGAGAATTATTCGGCGCAACTACTACAAAAATTAGTAACCTTTTCTAATGAAACAATTGCTTCATTTTCATCGCTTGAATCATTCAAACCAAACATATCCTTGAAGTCGTCATCTAATGCCGCATAGGCGTCATCTTTCCGTTGCGTGTCCGAAAGGACTTGCAATGAATAGTACAAACTGGTCTGTGATGATTCTAGCCAATTTGCCAAGAAATCACGATCATAAGCCACCATGTCGCTCCAGCTATTGAAGCTATAACCATGAAATAATCCTGAATATTCATATAAAGTAGCAATGCCATTTACCACTTTACAATAATTCTCCCAGCCAACTTCTTCAGCAGTTTCAACATTACCATAATCAAAACTTTCTACACCAAATGTGCCACTATCTCTATCAACAAGACGAGCAATGGGGGGAGCAATTTCTGGTGCAGCAGTGAAACCTAATGTATCCAAATAACGATAAGAACATGAAGCAGTAGGTGCGATAGCAAAAGCACGATCCATTAAATAGCATTGTGCCATTAAAGAAGCATCTGTAATTGCAGCCGATAGCTCAATTACAATTTTACCTGCTGTTGTATCACGCCATACATCAGCCCATGGCAATAAATCTTTATTTAGCCATGCTGTTAATGCATCACCAAGATCTTTATACGATACTTGCTGAGCAGCTAAGAAATTAGCTAAACCAATCATTCCAAGGCCAACTTGTCGATCTTTCGCGGGAGAAAGGTATTCGCCAGTACTATCAACTTGAGTGGTGGAATGCAATTGGCATAATTGTTCCATACCATCGACAAATGTTGTTCTAATTTCATTAATTTCGCAAGCGCCCATGTTTACATGCTGCAGCAAGCAAGTGCCACGATGGGGCAAATATACTTCTAGACAAACATTAGCATAAATGCGTTTTCCATCTTCGTCATAACGTATTTTGTTTAACCAAAGATCACCAGAACTAATTTTTTGTAATGCAGCATCAATCAATTCAGGAGATGAATTTATCAAGAAATCATTATCTACATTTAGACAACGTTTCACCCATGGTAATTCTTGCCTGGTGGCAGTTATAAAATCAATGGCATCAGGATGATTGTAATCTAAATGTAATACTACCGCGCCGTTCTTGTACAATCCGCCCCTACGTAAGATTTCGTTCAGTGTTGAATAAATCTTACCAAAACTCACAGGACCACTTGCTACTAAGCCTTTACCATTTTCATCACCTTTACCACGGAGCTTCGATAGGTGTACGGCAACGCCAGCACCATTTCGTAGCCCATGGGATACAAACCTCCAAGACTGCTCAACGCCATTGGGGCCTTCCATAGCATCTTCTACCACGAATACGGTGCAACTCACTGGCAAACGGCCTTCAGGGCTCTCTAACCAGCTTTCTACCCTTCCTGTGCGAGCAATCTTTTCACACTTTGCATTTTCTTTCAGCTTCATGAGACGACGAAGCCCGCACTCGGCGGGCTGTAATGAGAACACTGCCTAGTCTAGCCCCTTAAGAGCCGCTTCAACATGATTTCATAATTCATCGTCTTCTTCTGCTGTTGGTTCAATGAAATCGGCAAACATATCATACATAACGCCATGTATATCATCGTGCTCAGGATAGCCTTTAGCATCTATTTCTTTTTCTATCCATTGATGAATTGCTTGAAATACCAATAGCGTCGTATCGTGCGCATCATTTTCCATATTATCAATTAAATCAAATACTGTTTTCCATATCGATTGCTGCGCTTGATTCATTTCGTCAATGGCAATTAAATAACCAAATGCTGCTGCAACAGATTTGCTTTGCGCATGTTCGCACATTTCAAAACGGTTCCTTAATGCAGTGAATGTATCAGGATCATCAAACACATATTTTGTCACAAGTTTCAAGAATTGCGAAGATGTCATGGAAACAAAAGAAATGGTTACCAGTCAGGATAGGAGGCTCCAGGCTTAAAGTCAAGCGCTTGATCAATGGTAAAATCAATTAAATCTGCTTGGTAACCATTATATTTTGCACCAGAAGCTTTCCATAGACAAGGATTGATTGGTTGTAACCGCTCACGTAATTCAGCAATTGCTTGCTTGAAATAACGACTAGCCCCTACTTTTAATTGCCATCGTTGTGTGACGACAATAACTGTTTCTTCTGGTTCGTAATAAGTCATGACTAATCATAGAACATAAGCGCAAAAACGCAAAACTTACTCAAATCTTAAAAGAATATGTAGATATTCAGCTTTTTGCTCGAAAACACTAGGTTTTCTTGATGGGCCTAATGATTTTAATGAGACTGCGATATACGATAGGTAAAGACCTTGCTCATGCTTAGATTCATTACAAGGTCTGCGCAGCATGTAGCAGTAAGTTGCATCTGCTAGCCGCTACGAGAAGGAGCCCCCAAGGCGTACTTCCCAAGCGGCTCTGCTTCTTTATCATCCTTTTGCTAAGGAGCCTTACGAGCAGAGCCCAAGCGACTATATTCACAAGGCTCCTTCTTAATTAACCATTAAATACTTCTTTTCGAAAGTATCAAAAACCGCTGATATAGTACCTTGCTCGCACCACGCTGAAAATATCATTTTATACGATAAAAGAAGAAGAAGGACGCAATGATTTACGCTCTTTGGGAGCTACCTTCGCGATGCGTCCAAAACAATGGGAAAGAAAGTGCAATGATCGAACTGTAATGACCTCACAAGGCTCATAAAGGCGCGATTGTTCGGTCAGTCGCCATTGAATTTACAATGGTGCGAGTATTTTACGAAGGTGCGAGTAAATACTTGTAATGTTAATAAACTGTGATTATTAAGAATTGTAGTAGCTTGCGAAATGAAAAACTCGATGAAAAAAATGGTCGCATTTGGAAGGGGTAACCCCGACACCCCAACCCTAAAACACCCGTACTACTGCTCTGCATCAGCATTGCTTATATAAGGATTCCTGATATAACGGTAGTGTTATGTAAAGTTTTGTTACTGATCAGAATTGCTTATATAAGAATTATTCATATAACGGTAGTGTTTTTATTATTTAGTGGTGGAGAATTGTTGTTATTTAAGCAAATTTATTCTTACCACCCTAGAAAGCCGGCTTGTTATTAGCAAACCGGCTAAATCAGCATATCAACCTAGGCGCTTAATCGTCTGGTATAATTCTATAATCAGGGTCATTGATTAGTTCAATCCACATACACTGGCTAGGGTTAATTACTGTAAATATTTTGTCATGATACCTTTGTTCAATTATTGCCGTGGTTAGCTTACGCCCTATGCGGCTACGTCCTTTGTTACTGATAGCGAGAATATTGACGGCCTCAATCATACCGCCCACCCTATGATGCCATCGTTAAGCTGTACGGTACCGGCGCGCGCGATTGCGAACCTAGCAACGTTCGCAGGGTCAGCGCCGCGCGCTATTTTGTAACGCAAAACTACCGCGGTTCGCCCAGGGTTCGACCATCTATGGTCGTTAGTATCGCCGTTAATAGTGGGAACTATCACGCTATCGTCTGCCGTAGTTATTGACAGGCTAGGCGGTATCGCGTCACCGTCTCGCATCGCCACGGGGATGGCAACTCTAAATCCCGCCCTAATAGCTGCAATTGCATCCGCGCATGGTGTAGCGCCGTCAGGTTTAACGCTATGCGTTACATCCCACCCCGCGGCACGCTGGGCGATGATTCCCAACGGACCCTTTAAAGGTGCGGCGCTGTAGTCGTATAAAACTATGCGGCCGCGGTTGCGTTCTATCTGCAGCACATCGGCAATAGTTTGGTTGTTACCGGGCGCGCAAGTTATGCCGAAACGGCGATGCAATAGGGCGCATTCTAAGGAACTCAAGGTGAATCTTGACAGGTGCCATGGCTTGTCGTCTGTGCCGCGCAAGCGAACGGCTAGCGGGATTGTTTTATCAGTTGCGAGACGTTCCCGGGCGATCGCCCAGAGAATAGCGCGCGCATAGGCGGCGCTGTCTGCAATACTTGCAAGCTGTCTGCGGCCGCGGCAGCTTGTGCAGGCGGTACTCATCCCACCATGGCCAGACGTATTTAAGCAACAATCAATGCACGCGGCCGTGGCCCATGCGCAAGCGTTAAAGCCTGCAACTTGCGCGGTTAGATTCTCACGTTCTGCTAGGCGCGCAAGGTCTGCCAGAAATCCACGAACATGCGCGCGCTTATTAAGCGGATTAATCGCGTTAGCTAATCCGCGGGAGGGTAAGTGGTGCAGAATTACCGAGCGCGCAACTTTAGAGTCTTTTAGGGTCTTAGGGTTCGCGATTGTTAGCAAGCTTGAAACAGTTAAACCGAACCGCTTTAATAGCGCTTTGACGTCCGCGGGCGCATGTAAAGGCGCATTTGGGCGATGCATGGGCGCAACTAAAGAACCAAATGAACCCATTGCAGGCGTGCGTGGTGCGATTGTCGGCAGGATGCGGCGCCTATCTACTAGGGGCGGAAACAAAGACGACACGGGCGCGCCTGCAGGCAATACGGCGCCGCGGAGGGTAACAACAAAACTAGGAGTGGAGACAGTCATCACAAAGAAACCAAGGGAAACCCATCGCTGGGCTGTCAAAACATACCACGGAAACCGGCGCGCGCCTAGCTAACGGGTGGGCGGTTCAATAATTGGCCTAGTTGCCAGGTTCCTATATAGGCGGCGCAACCTTGCAAGGTCTGCACGAACAAAACAAAGCGCGCAAAACAAAGCGCGCAAGCTGCAAACCCTTGGGCGTTAAACAATAACGATTAAACCTAAACAAAATAACATTTAAGCGCCGCAGCGTTGCAGATAGCTTGCGTTTATAGATTAATCGATCCATCGTTAAGGTGAAACAGTGCTGTTTATTAGAGTGAAACAATGCTGTTTATTAGAGTGAAACAGTGTTACCAGTTAAGGTGAAACAGTATTGTTTATTAAAGTGAAACAATAGTGTTTATTAGTGTAAAATAGTATTGTTTATTAAAGTGAAACAATAGTGTTTATTAGTGTAAAATAGTATTGTTTATTAAGTATTATTCAACCATGTATTTTTACTATTATTTAACGCTGTATAATAAGTATTATTTAGTACTGTATAATCACTATTATTTAGTACTGTATATTTATTATTATATAGTATTGTTTATTAAGTATTATTCAACGCTGTTTGTTTACTATTATTCAACGTTGTATTTTTACTATTATTTAGCGCTGTTTGTTAAGTATTATTCAACGGTGTATATTTATTATTATTTAGTACTATTTAATAAGTATTATTTAGTACTGTATATTTATTATTATTTAGCGCTGTTTAATTAGAATTATTTAATATTGTTTAATTACTAATACATAATACAAAGCTAGCTAGACCCTATACAAAGCTAGCTAGACCCTATACAAAGCTAGCCTTTTCTAATACCGCAGTATCCGGGTCTCACCAGCCCTCGCCAGCTTGCGCAGCAGCAACTGCAGCATCTTCCGAATCATACGGCCCTCCCAGGCCATCACCATCATCTTCATGCCAATACCAGCCTTCAATTAATTCAGTGCCTCTGCAGCAATCTTCTGGAAAGAAATCAACGAGAATCATAGGTTCCTCTCAGCAGCGGATAGGGCGGAAGACGATGGGTCAAACAATTGTTCTTCATTATCATCTTCTTCTTCGTGGCAATCGTAATTTTCGTCACTGTCAAAATAGTTCATGCTGCCCCCTGTAGTTTTGCTACTGCCATTGCAAAGGTTTGAGCAGAACGCCCACCAGGTCGCTTTAGCTCATAGCCATCGTGATCAACAATAGTATCGCCAGCACTATCTACGTGCCCTTCCAGCTCTCGATCCCACATGCCAACGCAACGATCTTCGTGAAACACTGCGATAGTGTCCTCGCCATCGTCCATTGCAATACGACAATGGGAAAGCAGCTCACTAAAACGAGCGGCTTGATAGCTCATTACTGTGGCATCAAAATAAGGGCCGTTGTTTTTGTAAGTGCGAACTGTGCAGGTCATGGTTTTGAATTAATGGGTTTTGATGAGGATAACAAAGAAGCTGTTAGCTTTAGCTGCAGCCATGCGAAGCGCCTGATCGTGATCGGCTGCT